ACACAGGAAAGTGTGACGTTCTGGTCTACCTCCTTTATCAGAGGTACAACACTTGATAACTCAATTGTTATTGTGGATGAATCACAAAACTTGAATTTTCATGAGTTAGATAGTATAATAACAAGAGTAGGTGAAGACACCAAGATAATGTTCTGTGGTGACGTTGCACAAACTGATTTGGTAAGAACAAACGAGAAGAATGGTATTCTTGATTTCCAAAAGATTATCACTCGCATGCCAGAGTTCGATCTAATTGAATTTGGTATGGATGACATCGTTAGGTCTGGTCTAGTCAAGAGTTACATCACCTCAAAAATAGAACTAGGTATGTAATGTTTAATCATGTAGAATGTGATCTTCCTACCCTGAGTAGGAAGAGTATTGATGGAGTTCGATACTACAATGTCAACGACAGACCGATGGTGTCAATCACCTCTGTCACGTCCCACTTCAATAAACATATCTTTGTTGACTGGAGGAAGAGAGTTGGTGATGCAGAGGCAAATAGAATAACAAAACGTGCTACCACTAGGGGCACTGCCACACATGAACTTATAGAAAAACATCTATTGAATGAAGAGGTTGTCTTGGATAACCCTAGCAGTAAGATACTATTCCTTCAGTCTAAAAAAGTATTAAGAAATATAAATAATATCTACGCACTAGAGAAAAGTTTATACAGCAGCGAGTTGGGTGTTGCTGGAACTGTTGATTGTATAGCAGAATATAATGGTGAACTATCCATTATTGATTTCAAAACTGCTGCGAAACCCAAACCGAGAGACTGGATAGAGAATTATTTTGTACAAGCAGCAGCATATGCTTGTATGTTTTATGAACTAACTGATATACCTGTAAAGAAACTTGTTATTCTCATGACCTGTGAGAATGGGGAGGTGACTGTTTACGAAGAGTATGATAAGATAAAGTATATGAAACTATTAGTCAAGTACATCGAAAAATTTGTTGAGGACAAACTAAATGGCAACTAAAAACGAAATGAGAGCAGTTCTAAAGAACAAGTTCTTATGCCAAGATAAATTTACAAACGACATTGAAAATCTTGTTTATAATAATGACATGAATTACATCGAAGCAATCTGTCACTATTGTGAAGAGAATAGTATAGAGATTGAATCAGTTTCTAAACTCATTACTAAACCAATGAAAGAGAAGTTGAAAGGGAATGCAATGAACCTAAATTATTTGAAGAAAACCTCAAGAGCAAAGTTCATTGCTATCTAAGATAAAAGAAAAGAAACTTGCTGCTGCATGTCTAAAAGATCATGACATCAATGAGTTGTCACGTAAAGTTGATTATATAAGATCACTCCAAGGATTTTGGATTGATAATTTCAAGTCTATATCAAAAGAAGAACTCGCAAGTTTGGAGAGGGAACGTCCTACTACCAGACTTCTAAGTATTCATACTATCAATGGTTGTAACTTAGCATGCAGAGCATGTAATCATAATAGTAGTTTACTCAATGCTAAGAGCACAGTGAATATAGATCAATTACTAGAAGACATTGAGAATATATTACCAAGAATATATGTGTGGAGTCATGTAAGTGTCATTGGTGGTGAACCTTTACTTGAACCAAGAACAAAAGAAGTGACGAGAGTGTTGAGAGAATTATGTTATGGTGAGCGTGGTAGTCAACCATGCAATGTAAAATTATTCAGCAATGGATCAAGACTTTTGCAAGAAAAGGAATGGATAGTTGATGAAATGTTGAAGGGTGTAGTTTTTAGATTGACATTTCATTTTCCATGGTACACCTCAAAAGGATACAAGAATTGGGAGAACGCATATGAGTTCTCAAAATATGCAGAGTCAAGGGGTGTAGATATGAATAGCAATACATTTGAGTTGAGCGAAGCGTTCAGACTAGACAATGGTGAACCTAGAGTGTGGTTTGATTTATTCAAATACGATTACAATGATGGTATAAAGTATTACCCTTTTGAAGATAATAATATAACTGAAAGTTTTAAGCATTGTAGTTGCCCAAACTCTCAATTATATAATGGGCATCTTTGGAAATGTCCCATGATGTCATATCTAAGAGAATCTTTGGATGCATCAGGTCAACTTGATGATCCAGCATGGCAAAAATACTTGAAGTATAAACCCACTAGCGTTGACTCAACAGATGATGCCATTAGGGCATCATTCAAAGAGGTAAGAGAACCTACATGGATTTGTAACATGTGTTCAGCAAATCCTAAATGGTTTACCGCAGCACAGCAATTAGATGCTACAATGAAGAAAAGTATACCGATGCATGATCAAAAGACCTATGACACCCTTTGATACTTACAAGGAGTATCTAGGATACAAAAACCATTTTACTAAAGAAAGATATGACTACCATAGATACGGTGGAAAATCAAGGGCAAAGATTGACTCTTTTTACAAGAGAAAGGATAGATATTTTTTTGAAAAGATGTCAAGAAAATATAAAGATGGAGAGATAAGAGACTTCTTTCTTGCAAACTTTGTAGACACAGATAATCCTCAGGGATTATGGATAGGTAATATCATAAGGTCTGGTGAGGGTGTCTATAAACAATGGCAAAGAAGACAGCAGAGCATGTACTATAATTTCAAACAGAAGTCAGATGAACTCATGGATCAATACACATACGATGAATTGTTTGATGCATCTAAGGGTCATCCACCCATTCTCAAAGAGCATCTAGCAGGTAATATTAGTGCAGAAGATATGTGTGTTTATGAAAAATTATTTGGGTACTGTAAGGACTATGATAAACAACTGAAAGATCCTGTATGGAAGGTGGTTGGTATGAAGATAAGGAAATACATACCATTTCTAAATATTGACAAAGAAAAATATAGACGCTATCTTATTAATTGTGTGAGAAAAAAAGATGACTAATTTTTTTGAATCAGAAAATGTAAAGAAAGAGATGGAGGAAATTACTTGCCTTCAAAAAGAATTATACGACGTGATTCTAAAGTTTCCAATGATGAGTTCGGAAGCAAAGGTTGAGCACATAGATACAGTGATGGAATTACTTGAGAGACAACAGATTATGTGGACAAGATTATCATTGACAGATGATCCAGACGCTAAAAAGATGAAAGAATATATCACAAACCACTCAAAAGAATTAGGTTTTGGAGACACTGATTTGCCGACAATATTTGCTAACATGAAACGTACCTTAGAACAAGTTCAATCTAACCTCAAAAGATAATGGCATTTTTAGTTCACAACCTCCCTCCTTTCTCCGTTCATGTGAGGAAAGAATTTTTATACGACCATCAAAAAGGTCATGGTGAGACAACACCTGGCACATGGATATCAGTCAAGAGTGTACAGCACAAGGCATTGTACTTTGAGACACTGCTGTATGATTACGGTGCATTGTTTGACAAGTTACCTATCAGTGCTTTTGTATGGAAGACAGACTACGATCCAGACAAACTCTTACCACTTGATACACTACAGATATGGGATTGTTTTGACTACAACTTGACAGTCATAGAGAAACCATTACTAAACAGGTGTGAGTTTTTTGGTAAGGATAAACAGATGCACAAGGGACAGTATTGTTTTACAATTGACAATTGCCATTCAGAATCATCTACACTCAATACAAACTACAGTCAAGACGATCCAGAGCACAAATCATTTAATTGTATAGCACTTGACAACGGACAGTTTGCTTTGCAACCTAACAATAGAATTATATGGAAAGATCAAAGTCTAATTTCTGATAATGTTACACAACCAGACTTTGAGGTTTGTTCACAGAATTATATGGTAGAGAACTCTGACAAGTGGTCTGTTGGACACACTACAGAATGGGCATACAAATCCAAGTGTGAAGAAGGTGACAATACGGTTGACAACACCTAAATAGTTGTTTATACTAAACTTGCGTATGCAAGGTGTTAATCCACCAATCTATTCAATACGACGAATACTACGAGTCAAATTTATGACATTTGCAAATCTAAAAAAACAATCTCGCCTTGGTAGTTTGACAAACAAACTTACCAATGAAATCGAGAAGATGAATAAGAAAGGCACAGGCGGTGCCGACGAACGACTATGGAAACTAGAGGTCGATAAAGCAGGTAACGGTTATGCTGTTAT